CTACTATACTTAAATCTAGCACCATACTTATTCAATTCAGTAGATTCTGCATAACTATTAGCATTATTTTGAGCAATACTTGAAACAAATGCCGAAGAAGGTGCTAGATTTGAATTGTAGTAGATCTTTGTATTGACTTCCAAGTACAAATATTTCAAATCAAGGATTTCTGGAACAATTCCAGCGACTGCATATTGCTTGAGTTTTGTCTTAATATTTTGTTTGATCAAATTTGGTAAGAAATCCCCAAATCTTGGTTTAATACTGATGAATACCTTACCATACTGCGGTGGAACTAATTCTTCTCCACCAAATACAGAAATTGATTCTGTTTCGGGATAAATTTTTGCTGGAATCAGTGTTTCATAGTCATTTGCCGTCAATGCTCTATTTTGAGAAGCATAAATTCTTGGTGCAAACTTTTTAATTGATTCTACACCTTCAATTGCTTCTCCACCAGAAGCAGGAAGACCAGTAGTTACCAATGAAATACCCGAAGTAATAGTATACTCGATTGCATTTCTTGTATAAGTTAATTGACCTGCAAATGAGAATTGATCTACTCCATTTGCAGAATCTCCACTCGATGTAATGTAATTTGCGGTGATGAAATTATTATTTTCTAACTTTTTACCAAAGATACCATCACCAAATAATAATTCATATCTTTCATCTACAGATTCTTGCAAATAGTAAACTTTTGAGTCTGATTTAATCTGAAAAAGACTATCTTGTAAACTATACTTGACAGATCTAGTTGAATTTTGATTTGGTCTTACTGTAACTGATAATAACTCAGTGTCAATACCAACGTTATTAAGAATAAACTTCTGATTTGGTGTTCTTGAGTTATATGTAAAATTAGATGTAAGAAATGTTCCTTCGTAAATGCTTATATCATTAAAAGATGCTACACTATCATAAACAGGAACCGTGATATCATCTAAAATACAGAAAGTA